AATTCAGATTTAATCAGTATTGTGAGAGATTACAGAACTATATTGCACAGAAACTAGATGACGAATTCAAGCTATTTTTACGTTGGAGAGGCTTTAATATTGATAGTGGATTATTCAATATTAAATTCAATGCTCCACAAAACTTTGCAGCCTACCGTCAAAGTGAGTTAGACAAAGATAGAGTAGCTACATTCTCAACTATGGAAGCGTTCCCATATATAAGTAAACGTTTTGCACTGCAACGATTCTTAGGTCTTACTGAAGAAGAAATTACCGAAAATGAACGCATGTGGGAAGAAGAACGTGAGTCTGAAGTTACTGACGATGTTAAGGGCAGTGACTTACGTAGCATTGGTATTAGCGCAGGTGACATTGATACAGATTTAGAATCTGCTGAGGGAATGGATCAAGGTGAAATGCCTCCGCCACCTGAAGTAGCGCCGGGTGTAGCTGGTCCTCAAGCAATGCCGGGTGGCGGCGTTCCAGCAGCAGCGGCGCCGGCTCCAGCGATGTAAGATAAATACATATCTATGAAACTTTTTGAGATGTTTAAACCAGCAGTGCCCGGTTATCAAGATACTAGTGATGATAACAGCAAACCTCGTTGGAAAGAAAGCCGTAAAACAAAGCTAACACTAAGACAAATAAGAAAACTACGCAAGATGTTTGATGTAAGAAATTTTGAAAAATCTAAAAACTTAAAAAAGATACGTAAACAATATCAACCTCCTGCAGCACCTCCGGCAGCTTAAATTTCTATATTCTACTAAAAAACGCAAAAAAACAGCACATTTTGTGCTGTTTTCCTATATACCCAATAAATAAATATTACAAAGCCATTTCTAAAGGAGATATTAATAATGGATAATAGAAAATTTGAACAACTTATTGAATTAATAATCAATGAGAATGAAGAACAAGCACGTGCATTATTTCACGATATAGTGGTTGAAAAATCCAGAGAAATATATGAATCAATAATGGACGAAGAAGCAATGGCTGAAGA